TGCGCATGTCGAACTCCATCGAGGCCACGATGGAGCACCAGCGCGCTGGAGCCATCAACGGTCTCGTGCTGGACGCCGATGGAAGTACGCTGGTCGATCTGTTCACCACCTTCGGGGTGAGTGCGCAGACTCCGGTGGACTTCGATCTCGCGGCGGGAGTGGCCGGGGCTCTGCGCGAGAAGTGCTCGGCAGTCATTCGTTCGATCGAGGACGAACTCGGCGGGCTTCCCTACTCGGGGATCCACGCGATGTGCGGTGCGGACTTCTTCGATGCACTCACGAGCAACGGAGAGTACCGCGAGAACAAGCTGAGCTGGGAGGCCGCATCGGCCCTGGAGCAGCGCATCGCGGGGCGTAGAGTGGACTTCGGGGGGATCACCTTCGAAGAGTACCGCGGCAACGTGGGCGGCATGGCGTACGTGCCTGTGGACCAAGCGAAGATCTTCCCCATCGGGGTTCCTTCGCTCTTCCTCACGCGCTACGCCCCGGCCGAGTACTGGGAGACGGTCAACACCGTTGGCCTCCCCCGCTACGCTCGGCAGGTTCCGTCCGCGGATCCTTCGGTGCAGCGCATCTTCCGGGTGCAGTCGCAGGTGGTCAACATCTGCACGCGTCCCCGCGTTCTGTTCTCGGGTACCATCACCTAGGAACGAGTCGCGCAGAAGATCGAAAGGGGGGAGGTGTAACAGCCTCCCCCCTGTCTTTGTGGGGGTCAGGTAGATGGCAGCACCGGCAGTTCTTTCGCAGGCGCACGGTTCTATCGTGCTAGTTGGTGGGCCTGTGACTTTTGACGGGCCCGGAACTCAGCTTATTGCCGCCAACATTCCTGGCATGGTGACGCAGGAAGGAACCCCACTCTTCCAGTTTTCCAACCCTGTGCCCGGGAGGCTTCAATACACGGGCACTGAGACTCTCACGTTCAATGTTAGGGCCGAGTTGTCTACTCGGTCTACTGGTTCTACTCCGTCGGAAAACACCTACGCACTGGGTGTGAATGGCTCGTTCCGATCTCCTGCTTACCTGGCAAAGATTACGCAGTGGAACTTTCTGGGCTCTCAGCATTTATCTCTTCAGCAAAACATGGTCTTGGTGACTGGCGCTTCAATCTCTGTGTTGCTGCTTCGTACCATACTGGCGCCCATCGAAATCAATTCGATGGCTATTCTCGTAGAGCCTGTCGCGGATACGATTGCCGCAGAAGCCCAAGCGGGCGCCACGGGGCTGGAGTGGACGGGGCAGGAAGCGGATTTGAATCTCGGCCTGCTTGACTCTGACCTGGCAGAGACGGTCGTCTATAACGGAACGTCTACGCGATGCGTCTTCGACCCGCAGCCTGTCGAGATCGACAACGACACGGGCGCCATGGTGATCAGCATCTACCCGCTTCTTTCCACACGCGTATCGGATTTGGCGGCTCTCCCTGCGAAGGGGGACACCGTCGATGCTCGCGGGATCAGCTACATCGTCACTGAGATTTCAAAGATGGGATACGACTGGGTGGACTTGAAGCTCACGAGGGACGCATGACAGCCCAACGGAAATTGATACGTCACGCAATCAAATCGCAGCTCGACGCCTGGGCGTATTTCCAGGCGCTGCCCATGACGTTCCAGCTCGCGAGAACTCACGCTGTGAATTCGGATGTGCTTCCTGTAGGGCTCATCTACACCGATAAGGATCAGTCCAGTGGCATGGTGGACCTTGGGAAGGGGTCCAGCTATCCCGCGCCGGAAGATCGACAGGATCTCCGTCGCCTGCAATTGGTTGTCATCGTCTATGTCGGCAAGCAGGATGATTCCGACACGGAAGATCTCTTGGATGACATGGGCGAACAGGTCGAGAGGGGAGTTCTGTCTGACACGCTCTCTGGTGGTAATTCGCTGGAGATAGAGTTCGCAGCGTCTGACTCTGTTCGCAGCGCGAATGGGGAGGTCATTGTGGGCTCTCTCATGCTCGTCTTCAACGTAACGTATATGCGTTCTGTCCCAGTGGACGGCGCGTAAAACAAGGAGGCTCTTCAAATGAGCAGCGCAATTTTTGGTAAGGGTGCTCAGCTTCAAGTGGAGCAGACGCCCGGGATGGCTGACCATCTCACCATCTCAGAGGTAAAGTCGATCTCGGGTCCGACCCTGGAAGCCGAGGAGGTGGACGTGACGAACCATGACAGTCCTTCGGCGTTCCGAGAGTTCGTGCGCGGACTCGTGGATGCTGGGGAGTTGACGTTCGAAATCAACTACAACCCCGCGGACGCCAGGCATGCGGATCTCTTCGCGGATCTCGTCTCGGGTGAGGTGAAGGCCTACAAGATCCTCTTCGACATGGCCGAGATGCCCACGATCTCCGCCAGCTACGAGATGGACATGGACGCCTTCGTGAAGTCGATGCCCCTCAACATCCCGGTGGACAACGTGCTCACGGCGAACCTCACGCTTCGCATCACGGGTGCGCCGACGATCGCCGCGGTCTAGCGGACGGATCTCAACATGGGGGCAGAGGGCTACCAAAGGGGTACGCGCCTCTGCCCCCATTTCTGAAAGGACGAGAAGACAATGGCCGACGAAGTACGGATGCTGGACAAGAACTCGATCATCAACGCCATGGATTTGGAGCGCCAGTCCATGGAAGTCCCCGAGTGGGGCGGCACCGTGTTCATTCGAGGGATGACCGGGGCGGAGCGCGCAGAGTTCGATGGAGCGATCACCAGTGCGCGGAGTCGCGTCACTGCGGGGTCCGGTGACAAGGCAGCCTTCGACATCGAAGTGCATGTACACAAGATGCGTATTCAGGTCTGCGCTTGGTGCCTTGTTGATTCGAACGGTAAGCGCCTGTTCCAAGACCGTGAGATCGCGCAGCTCGGCCTGAAGTCCGACGCGGCTCTTCAGCGCATCTACGACAAGGCGATTGCGATGAGCGGTCTGTCCCCGGAGGCTGAGGAGGAGGCCGAGGATTTCTCCGAGCCCGACCCGGACGACGAGAGCTAATCCGTCTCGCGCTCTCGGTTGGGTGCTTGTCCGTCAGAGAGATGTACGCACGCATGACTTCGCGCGAGGTGACGGAGCTTCGTGCGTACATGGCTACAGAGCCGCCTGGGGGTGAAGTGCGGGCAGACATTCGTACGGGCCACCAGACAGCACTTCTGCTCAATGCCTTTGCTGGGAAGAAGGGCGCCACGATCAAGGTCAAGGACGTGACGCTCTCATTCGATGGGAAGGACGACGGCAAGCTTCGCAGCTCCGAATCGCAGCTCGACTATCTGAAAGCTTTCACCATCGCCATGGGTGGAAAGGTCAAGGAATAGATGCCCACTGTTGCCAGCCTAGACGTTGCCCTCAGAATCAATACGAGGGCGTACAACGCCAGCCTCGCAAGGGCTGAGGCGCAAGCTGCACGTTTTGGGTCTCAGCTCAAAAGCATTGGCAGGACGATAGGTATCAGTATTGCTCTACCACTGGCGGCGGCAGCGACAGCAGCGTTGAAGTTCACGATCGATTTCGAGAAGTCGATGAATCGCGTACGTGCGCTTACGGGAGCTACTGCTGGTGAATTCAATGTTCTGACAAACGCAGCAAGAGCCGCGGGTCGAGAGACAGTGTTCACTGCGACGGAAGCTTCGAGTGCCATGGAATTCTTGGCACAGACGGGCTTCAAGACAGATGCCATTTTGGCAGCTTTGCCAGGTACGTTGGATCTTGCTGCTGCGGGTATGATCGATCTGGGTTCGGCCGCAGACATTGCGTCAAATGTGCTCAAGACGTTTGGTCTGCAAGCTCGTGAGATGGGTCGCGTCTCCGATGTGCTGGCGAAGGCGCAGGCGAATTCCAATGTGAACGTGACGCAGCTTGCTGAGTCCATCAAAATTGTTGGCCCCACTGCGGCATCTGCGTCTATTGGCCTAGAAGAGATCTCCGCGGCGATCGGAATACTTGGAGACCAGGGTATCCAGGGCGGATTTGCTGGTACTGCGCTGAATCGTGCGTTGCTTGATCTATTGGCAACTACGCCCAGGGCGGAAGATGCGATTCGTAATTATGGGCTTGCTCTCCGAGACGCAAATACTGGTGGCCTGTTGCCAATCTCTGAGATCATTGATGAGTTGAATAAGAAGGTTGGCAACAACGCAGGAATTCTGTCCCAGATTTTTGAGATCAGAGCGTTGCGCGCGATTCTCCCGTTGATGCGAACTGGATCTGAAGCGATTCACGATTTTACGCTGTCACTTGAGGATGCGGTTGGTACAGCACGTAGGATCGCAAACATCCAGTTCACGGGTATCGTCAAGGCTTCGAAGCTTCTTTCCAATGCGGTTCGGGACATCAGCATCGAGATTACGAATTCTGGTTTGGGGCAGTTGTTCATCTTGCTTGGTGATAAGGCAAATGATCTTTCCAGGTTCTTTGCTTCTGTTTCAGACCACACCAAGAAGTTGGTTTTCGTCCTGATTTCTGGGGCCGCCGTGTTCCTCACTACGGCAATCGCTGTGGGCTTGCTTTCCGTAGCGATGTTCTTTCTTGCAACTTCGTTCGCTGCTTTGTTCACCGCTGTCAGTGTCATCCCTCTTGTTCTCACTGCCGTGACTGTGGGCGTGGCACTACTCGCCAGTCGGGAGGTGATGGGGGAGCTTATCGAGAAGTTTGATTTGGGGACTGCGGCAACAAATGCTTGGGCATCGGCTCTTAATTCTTTGGATAGTGCATTAGGTCTTGCACCAGGGACGGCGAGTATCGTTCTTGAGATCTTCAAAGAGTTGGCAAGCACCCTCAATCAGCCCTTCGACCCGAGCAAGGGTTTGATCGGCGCCAAAACAGCGCTCACTTTTACATCCTTCAATCGGACACTGTCAGAGGAACTACGATTCGATGCGTCTGACCCAAATCCTCTACTAGACCTGCTTAGTACTAGGACTCTAAGAAGCCTCAGTGGGATTGTGGATCTTGATCGTGTGCCTACACCTATCACTACTCTTCGCGATAATTTTGGGTCTACGCCTTTCGAGTTTCCCGAGTACGACATTGATAAGCAGGTGAAGGCGATCGAGGCATCAGAGCGTTGGTCCACGGCTCTTAAGCAGCAGAGCGACAGTGCTCTTGAGTTGGCCTTCACGCTGGAAGGCCTCAAGCGTGTTGAATTGGCACTTGGCGATGCTTTTGATGAGGACACCCCCAAGCTTGCCGCGTATAAATCCGCAATCGTTGCGATTGCGAAGTCAGGCGGGATTGTAGGGGATGAGGACTTTGAGGAATTCACGAAGATGGTTCGTGAATTCGAGAAGCTGTTCAAGGCAGATCAACTGAAGGAGTTCAAGGTTCAGTTCGACAAGGTGATCAACGGGATAGAGAACCGGATTGCTTTGGCGGAGATTGCGGATCCCATCGAGCGTGAGATCGAAGGGATACGTCTTGCAGTGACACAGGATTTGGGTGCTGCTCTGTCTGAGGGGAAGATCAGCGTAGATACTTACCGGGATTCCATTGACAAATTGTCGGAGGCGCTAGCCAAGCTGAAGATTTCGCTTGGTAGGGATAAGCTTCGAGAGTTCAACAAGGCTCTGGGGGATATTGGACTACAGATTTCTGACATGCAGATTTCTGACCCTATCCTGCGCCAGATTGAGCAGGTTCGAAGAGGGCTCATCGAAACGGGTAACGCCGCTATCAAAGCAGGGGCAGCTACGGAAGACATCTTCATTGGGATGGAAGAGTCACTGGCTGAGTTGGAGAAGGCGCTACGTGCGAGCCAGACTTCCAAGATCATCGAGGAAGGATTCCTCCAGGCCGCGCGAAACATCCAGTCCGCTTTCGCGGATACGTTCCGTGAAATTTTCGACAACGGCATTAAGTCCTTCAACGACTTTGGGAAGAAGATTGTCGATGGGATGAAGGACGTGGCGGCAAACGTGGCTGCGTCTTTGCTGTTCGAAAGCACAGTGTCCTTCGCAAGCCAGATCAAGTCGCCGGGTGGGATTGGGCAGATCTTGGAGAAGGGCTTCAAGAGCATCACCGGCTTCTTTAAGGGTGGGATCCAGACTGGCGAGGGTGGCATTGTCGCGGCGATTACCGCAGCTAGGCAGCCTGGATTCGGAGAGACGGGTGGGCTGATTGGTCCCGCCGCTGCCGGACAAGGTAGTCAGTTCGCCCGGACTGTGAACGCAACGCTCCCCTTCATCAGCGCAGGCATCATTGGCCTCGGGATCGGCTCCGTGGTGCGTGACGCGGTGGGCGCAGAGGGCGGAGCGGGCTCCACGGTGGGAGGTCTCGTAGGCGCCGGTCTGGGTTCGTTCTTCGGCCCTGTGGGTACGGGGATTGGCGCAGCTCTGGGTACGGTCATTGGTGGGGAGATCTACGACAACGTCAAGCAGATTTTCAAGGGCAAGGATGTCATCGCAGCAGGCGGGCTCAGCGCGACGGCTATTGGTGGGGCTACTGCTGGTGTTGCGCTCGGTACCATCATCGGGACATACATTTTCCCCGGTATCGGCACAATCATTGGAGCTATTCTTGGTGGGGTCATTGGTTGGATCGCAGGTCTTTCTTTCAAGCCTTCTAAGCAGGCATTGCGCATTGGAACTGCTGCTGTGGATGAAGCGCAGGGTCTGTTCTTCAGCAAGATTGGGAAGAGCCCATT